CCAGCAGGTATCTGCCGCATAGCACCGTTCTGTGCATCTTCGTGACCTTGTAGATATATAGGGCCAAGATTAGCGTTAACCTTGTCAGCGAACGACTTCGCCCATGCCTGTGTGAGCGTAACATCGTTCCATCCTTCACTCGCCTTGTGCTTCTCACCAAGTAAAATCTGGTTAACAAACTCGTAGGGTGTCTGGTCTGCAAACAAGGTGGTTACTTTGGAGGCATTGCCAACAGGAACATCATCTACACTAATGTCGTTCTGTAGGTGAGCACTCTTGAACACTGTCTTAAAGATGCCATATTTCTTACTCATTCCTCACTCTCCTTACGTGTCTTATCTTTCTTGTCTGGTTGTTCCACAGCACTTTGGTCTTCTTTACCTGTTGCTATGCGGTCAATCATTTCGTCGTTCTTACTCTTATTCTCAGCTTCTTTGATAATACGCTCTTGCGTCTCGTCAAGTTCCTTTAGGTGCTGTTTATAATCACGATTGATTTCTACATAACCACGCTTGACAAGTGTATTGTGTATCTCTTCATCACTTAAGAGTCCATTGCTACGTGCCTTGACAAGTGCTGTAATAAACATGTTAGCTGTGTCAGCTTTCTCCTTGTCAGTAGCAAAATCGGGGTCTGCCCATTCAAGTGAGTAAGCATCTGGAGTAAACGTAGCATAAGCGGCATACCCTACGATAGCTAAGTACATATCAAATACTGATTTCCACGCTATACCGTATTGTTTCTGCTTGCGCCTTATCAGACGTATGAACGCAGGTCGTTGCTCCTGTACAGATGACAATGAAGCTCCCATGCTCGCGCCAAACAACAGTTCCGGTCTTTGTGAACCTTCTACAAGGTTAGAGAATGCAATTTCAAGTAGCTGTGGTGAGTCACCTGTTGTATTGGCAGTTGCCACATACGCCATGTCATCACCTTCATCATTCATATCACGCTGTAGAATGTACAGGTCTTTGTCTTCCATGCTAAGCTTAGCACCACCACGAACTCTATCAAACGCACCAACACCGAAGTTGTTCTCAATGAACTGCTTCACGTTCTTGGTCATTATCTTCATCTTGGGTGAGTTCTGCTTCTGTGAATTAGCCGCATCTACCATAAGGTCATTGTACAGCTTTAACGTAGGCTCAATACTAGACAGTTCGCTATGTCCGCGTAGTTCCCATGGCTCTACATCATTGACGAACCTTGCAATAGGTATAAACCCTAGTACGTTGGGTACTGTGGTCGTAGTTGACTTCGTATTGTGGTCTGTGGACTGTGTTTCAACAGTCATCTGCTTGTCGGTAAGTTTAATCTTATCAGTTCTCTGCCAAGAGTTACCATCAATGTCTGTGTACGTAAACACGTCTTCAATGATGTATCCTACAATGTCTTTTGTCTTGGGGTCTATGACAAGTGTTTTAATCGTCTCTGGTCGTGGGACAACGAACTTAACCTTGCCATCCTTATACTGCAACCACACAAAACAAGTACCCTCACGCTCTGCGATACGAATCATACTATCTTTGGCAAGTGCGTTCTGACATTCGAGAAGTGCTTTCTTGATACGTGTGTTGTTTGTAACAACACTAGGCATGTCAATGAAGGATACAGCTGAATCGATAATAGGCTTGGTGAGGTGTGCGCTAAGTGCGTATCTGTTATCTACGTTGCGATATATGTCACGTGCCAATTGGTAATTGACATTTGAACCTGTATAACTGTGCGCAGAATTAGCAAAGGAGTTAGCATACGCAGGATTAGGGTTGTCACTTTCGATGACATCCCTCTTTTTGCGTATGTTACTGAACAGTAAATCGAATAAGCTCATGCTCTTTCTCCAAGTTTGTATCTATTCTTCGCTATGACTGTTGCCGACTTGTACAACGACTTCAACACTTGTGGTTGCATACTCCAGTCACGTAGCAAGTATTGTGTTTCAAGTTCTTCGTTCGTGTACTCTTCTTCGCCATAAATTTTCTCAAAGGCTATCTTGTGCTCATCGGTAAGTGCGTTCTTACCAAAATTCTTAACAAACTTAACAAGCCCAGTTTCGTACTCTTCTTCTCTACGTCTGTCCATTTCCTGTCCAAGTACCGAAAAGTCTTCATTAGCCATTCGTTGCAGTACATCGGCTTTCTCTTGTGACAACTTGCGAGTGAATCTTGACATATAATCCTCCCAGATTAAGTTAGTGAAAGATTGCTGAGTACTGCACCAATGTCACTGTCCATATCCAGTACGCCAGACAACATCATAAATGCACCAGATGCCGCATCTGCCATGTCATCGTGCCCTCTCTGTGTACCGTCCGTAACACCTGCCAGCTCATCAGTGAACATACCGTTCCATGTCTTCGTAATAACCTTAACGTTGCCGGCTTTACATTGTGTTGCAAACGGTGTCCAGTAGACAAGCTTGCTAGCACGCTTTAGATTACTCTCTACAGAGTGTCCAGCCAACGCCCTTACCAGAGTTGAAATCTCTTGCTTTCCGGCACTTCCCGGGTCTTGCTCAAGGTACACTGTAACAGCTCCGTACAAAGCATTGTCGTTCGCCGCACAACTCAATATCATTTGCAGTACGTCATATGGTTCAACCCTATCGCGTACAACATCAAGCACATAGACAAAATTATCTTCACCGATTCCAAGTAGTACTCCTGCTGTATAGTCGGGGTCTGGATACTCATCCGATGGTACGGATGCCGCCCTGTCCCAGTATCTTATCAGCTTTTTCCATCGTCTAGGTAGTTCTGCCTGTCTTATGTAACGCCAATATGTTGTCTTAAACAGTTCACCAGCCATTGGTCTTGCAAACCAGTTACCAAGCAACAGCCTCTTACGTTCATACTCAAACATACTTGACAAGTTAGCCTTGTACGTTGGGTCTATTGCCATTAGCGTAGGGTTGTCATCCAGCAGTGCTCTGATAAAGGTAAACGATTTAAGATACAGTTTACGGTCGTCAATATCTGCCTTATTTTCATTATACCCTTCTTCATAAGTGGCATACCAGCGTATCTTATTATCTTCTCGAATAAACCACCTCAACACTCCGCTTCTTTCGGGTATTGGATAGCCTTCTTCATCTAGCCACCATTCCAACAGGTTAACAAGAAAGCTGTCTGGGTCTGGGTTACAAGTAGCTCTCATCCTAGAGGGTACGCCACATGTGCTACGGTTTCTTGACAACATATACCAGAACTGACGTTCGCTAAAGTGCTGTAACTCGTCAAATCCTATCATAGCCAACTGCGCACCATCCCACGACTTCGTGCTCTGTTCTTTCTGCAAGTGCGAAAACTCAAGCTTAGCACCAGAAGCAAACACATGTTGCATGCGAGGTGACTGCCTAGTCTGCGTATTAAACGGTGCATACATGTCTGCCGCTGTGTCCCACAGTCCACCACCACTGGTGAGCTGGGTACTTTCCTTTCTTAAGACAAGTGCAGTAAATCCGGGGGTCTCTATGTCCCTCAGTGGGTCAAGTAACAATGCATAGCTTTTACCACCACCAGCACTTCCACCGTAGATTGCTATATCAGCTTCTGTCGAAAGGAAATCAGATTGAGGTCCGTCGTGTGGTCGGATGACTTTAACTTTGTTCTGTCTTAACTCATCCACCAACTTCTTAGGCATTATTAAGGTTTCCTTTGACTTGTGCTTGCGTTAACAGGCACGTTCTTTCGGTTGTTCTCTGGTATGTAGAACTCTATCCTCACATTATTACTGTCTTTACTTTCAACTTTACCAAATCTCTCTGGGTAGATTACTTCGCCAAGTGCCTTAACAGCTTGTAGTTGCTCGCTGGGTTTACCTGTCTGGATTATGCTGTGCAGTGTCGCTGTCAACAAGCTCTTAGCCTCAAACTCGATGCGCTGTATGTCAGCCCAGTAATACTTGTTATCTTCCAGCTCCTTGCGCAGTTCGTCGTCTATGTTACAATATTCCAATGCATCTTCGTACACAAGGCACTGGGCATATGCCGATTTGACACGTTGCCCTATGATGTACAGCTCGTCTGCTAGAGGTTTATTGTTGCTCATTTGTTATACCTATTATATGTTGACAGAGTGCAAGAGGTATCGCCGCTCGTTCTGCCGCATTCTTCATCGCTACAGTACCACTGTATGTGTTCCTAGGAGCTGATGTATGACAAGGTGCTCCACGTTTGCACATTGGTTTGAACATTGGTCTCGTATGATTGCTCCATATGTCAGTTGGCTTCATGTGTGGATGCCCGTATTGACAGTATGTAACAGTGTATCTTCTTAAACCTTGCATGAAATTCATCTTTCGCAATGCGCCTAAAGGGTTCTCAATAAACCAGTACCTAGGTTGCAGTGCTTTGATTAGTGCCAAGGTGTGCTTAACAGCCTCATCAGCTTGCTGTGCTTGTTTACAAGTAGGGTCGGAGTTTCCAGTTATGGCGTTCTTCTTCCTGTAATACCTCAGAGCTAACACAGAATACGTTGTACAATCCGGTGAAGCCCATATTACATCTGGACAACCACCACACAATTCAAGTATATCCTGCACGGTCAGCGTTGATATGTCTTTCACTAAATCTGGCTTAGTGCTAGAGTTCCAATCAACTGTGTAAGCCTCATGCCCTGTGGCTCTGAATGCATTGCTTATCGCTTGACTTCCAGAAAATAGCTCTAAAACCTTCATACTTAATATTACCATAGACACAGGACGTTGTCAACATACATGTGGTTTTTAAGGGGTTTGTGTGTTGATTTAGGGGAGATTTAAGGAGCTTTAGACTGTTTTAAGGGGTTTTTGTGTGGTTTTAGGCTCTAAATCACTGAGGATTCGCAAGGGGAGGTCGAAAATAGAAAGTGATATCCTACCCCTCGCTACCTCTCGAAAACCCCGTGGTGAGCATCCTCATCGGAGATATTCCTGTACTTGTACAAGAATATTGCTGATAGCTAGTGCGGTAACGAAAAAAAATTTGAAAAAGGGCTATTGCCATGTGACTTGTACACCCCCTTATTAGTGTGAAACACTTGTACTTTTAGCCCATATTTATTGCTATGAGCTATTATAGCTAGTAGCTATATATAACCGTGCCAAGTTTACCGCTAGCCCAGGTTTCTATTGTGTTGTTTTTATCCACACAAACAACATACCAATCACTTAAACCACATTACCAGCACACACTAGAAGGGTATACTTTACGTATGAAATACGTAAAGTACCACGAAAAGCAAGTTTCTTCCTTGGGAAGTCACGCGCTCAATACTTGCGTTAAAATGGAAGGTTACGCTAAAATGGCTCTTGGGTTCAACACACAATTTAATTTACTGTCGGAAAACATACGTGCACCATAGCGCGTGACTGATGCCGCGCGGCAAGCCATATACGTTGCATGCATGAACTTGCAT